ATTTATAGAAAAAGTTTAAATGAAAGAATTACGTATACTTGGTCCTAATGAATCAGGAAAAGGAATTTTGATTGAAATGGACGCGGGATATGTTTCTCCTACCGATGTTCTTAATGAATCTGTGTTAAAAGAGAGTAACATGTTGGACTATAAAAAACCGTTTGAATTCTACGCGGTTTTACAGAAATATAACACACCCAACAGAAACGGAAGATTTTACCCTGAAAGAATATTGAAGAGAGAAGCGGATAGATATAAAAAAACTATATCTAAAGGTTTATCGACATCAGAATTAAATCACCCTGAATCTTCTTTAATTGACCTTGATAGAGTCGCTCACATTATCACTGATATTTGGTGGGAAGGAAACATCTTAATGGGTAAGTTGAAATTGTTAACATCACCTGGATTTCATGAGAGTGGTATTGTATCAACAAAAGGAGATATTGCTGCCAACCTAATGAGACAAGGAGTTACTATGGGAGTATCATCAAGAGGAGTAGGGTCATTGAAAAAAGTAGGAGAAAGAAATGAAGTACAAGATGATTTCGAATTAATTTGTTTCGATTTAGTATCGTCACCTTCAACACCAGGAGCATATTTGTTCCCTAACCCTGAAGACAGATTAAAATACGAAGAAAACTTAGACGAAGAAAAAATAATGTCAGGTTCTGTTCAAGGAGATACAGGTAAGTCTATTGATTTAATGAAAAAATTATCCGATTATTTGAGCAAATAAAACATTATGGACGAAAAATATTTTGTAGCAAAAATTACTTATGATTTACCTGATGAAAATTCTGGTAAAATTAAAAAGATTAGAGAAGAAAAACTTGTTAAAGGTTTTTCAGTTACCGATGTGGAAGCAAAAGTAACTAAGAAGTATGAAGGTTTCTCACATGAATGGAGAATAACTTCAGTATCTGAAAGTAAAATTGATGAAGTAATTGATTAAAAAGAATAAAGTGGTCTCAGACCACTTTTTTTTTGCTTGGATATATTTATAGAGTAAATAATAATATGAATTTACTTTTATCATACTCAGGGGCGGGAAAAGTGTTACAATCATCAACTTTTCAAGACGCAATCAATTTAGCTGAAACTTTATCAGAACCTCGTTATTTTATCACTGAGGTACCACATACTTTAGTTGTTAATGATACCAATGGTATTGGTTATACGGTAACTTTAGTGGATGATTCTACAACAGCTAATTATATGATATTTGACTCATCATCAAGTAATGTTTTAACTTGGATATCGAATAATCATCCTTCCGATGTAATATCCTCGTTTCAAAAATCTATTTATACATTACATATTTAATTTTTTTCCATTTAGACACTATTTATTAGGATAAAATAATAATTTTTCTATGCAAGAAAATAAATCAATTGTTGAAGAGGCACTTATTCAAATGAAAAATGTTGAAGAAGCTATTGCCCAAAATGCAAAAGGAATACTTGCTTCTACTATGAAGGAAGAAATCAGTCAATTAGTAAAGGAATCTCTATCTGAACAAGAAGAAGATGAGGTTGAGTTAGACTTAGATGCTGAAATGGATATGGATTCTGATGAAGAAGACATGGATATGGATGTTGATAACGAAGATGAAGACGAGATCGAAATGGATCTTGACGCATCTGACGACTTTGATTCTGAAGAACCAATCGATTTAACAGGAGCATCTGACGACGAAATCCTTAAAATTTTTAAGGCTATGGGTGAAGAAGATGGTATCATCGTTAAAAAAGACGGTGAAGATATTCACATCACTGATAACAATCAAGATGCTGAATACTTAGTTAAATTAGGTGAATCGGAAGAAATGGAAGAGTCTATGGATGACGAACTTGATGAAGAAGACATGGAATTAGACATGGGTTCTGACATGGGTTCTGACATGGGTTCAGAAGAAGACATAGACATGATCGTTAACAAATTATTTGACGGAGATTCTCACCTTGAAGAAGACATGGATGACATGGATGACATGGATGATGAAGACATGGACGATGAAGAAATGGACGAAATTGTTTATGAGATAGAGATGGACGACGAAATGGCTGAAGACGATGACATTGACCCAATGGGTGGAATGTCAATCGACGTTGACTCAGAAATGAGCGAGCAATCTATGGATCCTGAATTAGACATTGAGATGGAATCAGAAATGTATGAGGAAGATGAAATGGAAGAATCTTACGACCATAAAAAAGTCGGAGTAAAAGAGGCTAAAATGGCAATGAAACCTAAGGGTATTGGCATGGGAAAGCCTGACTTCAAATATGACGGTGAAACAGAATATAAATCACCTAAAAAAATGAAGCAAGGAACAAAAGGCGTTGGTATGGGTAAACCTAAGTTTGAATACAAAAAAGGTGAAAACATGGAAGGTAAAGCTAAAAAAGTTGAAACTAAAGAAGGTCAAGGATACAAGGACAAAGAAGATGAGAAGTTATCTATGAAGCATGGTAAAATTGCTTCTAAGAAACTTGATTCTACAAAATCACGTAGAGATGACGCAAAATTCGAAAAGGAAGAAACTAAAGAAGCTGCACGTACATATGGTTTCGGCTCTAAAGAAGGCAGAGGATTAAGAAAAGGTATTACTAACAATAGAAATTACGTTTACGGTAATAACGGAGTAAAAACCGAATCTATTGAAGATGAAGTAAAACAATTAAGAGAAAAGAATGAAGAGTACAGAAAAGCACTTAACATTTTTAGATCTAAACTTAATGAAGTTGCAATATTCAACTCAAACTTGGCATACGCTACAAGATTATTTACAGAGCATTCAACAACTAAGAAAGAAAAGATTAACATCTTAAGAAGATTCGACGGAGTTGAAAGTTTAAAAGAATCTAAAAATCTATACAAAACTCTAAAAGATGAGTTAGGTCATGTTGAAACACCAAGTAAATCTATTAACGAATCTGTTAGTAAGATTGACAAAGTAGTAACTACAGGATCATCAGCTACTCTAATGGAGAATAAAACTTATGAAGCTCCTCAGTTCTTAAGAATTAAGGACCTTATGAGTAAAATAGGATAAATAAAAAATAAAAAAAACAAAACATACTAAAATGGGAGCATTATTAGAATCAGGTCTTGTTGGTAACATCGGTCTTAAGCACCTTAAAGTTATCAAAGAAGACACAATCAACAAATGGGACAAATTAGGCTTTTTAGAAGGTCTTAAAGGTCACCAAAAGGAAAACGTAGCTCAGTTATTTGAGAACCAAGCATCATATTTGATCAATGAAGCTGCAACAACAGACTCATCAGGTTCTTTCGAAACTGTAGTTTTCCCAATCGTTAGAAGAGTTTTCTCTAAATTATTAGCTAACGATATCGTATCAGTACAAGCAATGAACTTACCAATCGGTAAATTATTCTACTTTGTACCTCATATCCAAAGATATCAATCACCTAACGAGTTATTACCTCAAGATGGTGGAGATCACTACGCACCTTTTGGTTCACCAAACGGTCCTGCATCTCAAAACGCTGGATACAATCCAAACGATAAAGATTTATATGACCTTTTCTATGAAGGTAACGAACCAGATTTGGATCCTCCAGGTCTTTTCGATTACTCTAAAGGTACTTTCTCTGCAATTACCGCAAATACAAATACAGTAGTTTGGAATAGTGCTGGAAATTCATTGATTGTTTCAGGTTATGGAGTAGGTACTTATAGAAAAGTAATTGTTGGTCTTTCAGGTTTCCAATCTGCAGGTCAAGGACAATTAATCGGACCTGACGGTAACGAACAAGATACAGAAGCTTTCTTAGCATCTCTTCAGTTAATTCCACAGGCACCATTAGTTTCTAATCCGTTCTCAGGAGCGAATTCACCTGTATTATTTAGAGTTGTAACTCAAATATACGGTCAAGGTATTGTTGCATACGGTAATAATAACGCTACTACAACATTCCCTGGAACAGGAAATGGTGGTTCGTATAACGATGTTTGTGATGCAAATGGAGTTATCTATTTAGAGGCTGATCTTCAAGTTCCTTGTGAAGTTACTTCAACATCACTTGATGGTTATACTGGATATACAACAAGTTTCTCAGGAACATCTACTTCAGCATTTATGGCTAAGTACAGAGTGTACAAAGAAATGGAATTTGAAGACAGATTAGGTGAGGTTTCTTTTGACCTTCAAGCAGTAACAGTTTCTGTTACAGAAAGAAAGTTAAGAGCACAATGGTCACCTGAATTGGCTCAAGACGTTGCGGCATTCCACAACATCGATGCTGAAGCTGAATTAACAGCTTTATTATCTGAGCAAGTTGCAGCAGAAATCGACAGAGAAATCTTGAGAGATCTTAGAAAAGGTGCATCTTGGAACTTAAGATGGAACTACAACGGATGGAAGCAATTAGGTAACAACGCTGTTCCTTACACTCAAAAAGATTGGAACCAAACGTTGATTACAGCAATCAACCAAATTTCAGCTCAAATCCACAAATCTACTTTAAGAGGTGGAGCAAACTGGATCGTTGTATCTTCTGAAATCAGTGCTATTTTTGATGACTTGGAGTATTTCCACGTTTCAAACGCAGCTCCTGAGCAAGATCAATACAACATGGGTATTGAAAGAGTTGGTACTTTAGCTGGACGTTACCAAGTGTATAGAGATCCTTACTTCCCTGCTAACCAAGTGTTATTAGGTCACAAAGGAACTTCTTTACTTGACACAGGTTACATCTACGCACCATACGTACCTTTACAACTTACACCTACAATGTACAATCCGTTTAACTTCACTCCAATCAAAGGTATCATGACTAGATACGCTAAGAAGATGGTGAACAACAGATTCTACGGTAGAATTACAGTTGATGGAGTTAGAACTTTCGACTTAAGAGAATTGAGATAATCAATTATCTAACCATACAAAAGGGTCCTCAAAAGGGACCCTTTTTTTATGCTCGGTATATTTATTAACATGATTAAGCCTAACTTTAGTATTAGTTCTGACGAAGTTGTTAGAATTTTACAAATGCATGAGAACGCAACCA